ATGAGAAGTTTCATAGCCTCCCATGTACTGCGGCTAAGTTTCTATAATAAAATTTGACATCTCAGGAAAAATCATTATAATTGTTTTTAACGCGACCAAAGGGGTTTCAATGAGATTGTTAAAAACAAAAAAAATAAAGACATCAGGCTTTCGGGCTTGGTGTCTTTTTTTCTGGCCAGTACCCTGCAATCTCAGCTGGCCAGTTTTTATTAAAGAGTGTTTTCTCCGGTTAGACTCTATAATCTCAAACGCCGTTTATGTAATTAGTTATCCTGGGTATTAGATATACCACTAAGGGCTACACTCCCAGCCCCATCTAATAACAGGACAATGCTGATGGTAACAGAACTGTAAAGATCCGGATTAAGTGGGTATAATCAAAATATAGATCCTGATAAGAGCAGTATCCAAGAGATTAAGATAAGAGCTGGCTTATAGTATTTATATATACTAATACCCACTATATGGGGGAGCTTTATCTAAATGAGAAAAAGAAAAGGGAAAAAATGGATTATTTGAAAGGTGAGCCGAAGCAGTATATTTTTGATGGATGTAAAATGGCCTGGTATCAAGAGCAGCTCCAGGCTTTCATGGATGGGAAACGGATCTATCCGACAACGATTGACATGGGGATACACAAAGGCTGCAACATGCGCTGTATCTTCTGTTATGGAACCTACCAGAAACCTTCTAACGACTACATACCTACAGACAAGCTCCTGGGGATCGCTACAGATGCCGGGAAGCTGGGGATCAAAGGGATCGCGATCATAGGTGATGGTGAACCTACATTGAATCATGGGCTATATCAGTTTGTAAAGGCCCTAACAGCTAATGGCGTAGAGAGCGCGGTAGCTACTAATGGGCTGCTTCTGGATGATCATAAAACGGAGATCCTTACAGAGAACTGTACCTGGCTACGGTTTAATATCTCAGCAGTAGGCGAGAAGTACGACAAGATCCATCGGGGCGTACCGGAAGGATCCTTTGAGAAGATCCGGGGGATCATAGATCATGCAGTAAAGCATAAAGGTAACTGTACTATAGGGCTTCAGATGGTACTGATCCCGGAATGTTTTGATCAAGTAGTACCCTTAGCTAAATTGGGCGTAGAATTGGGTGTAGATTATGTCCAGGTGAAGCAGTTTTCTGATGCCGGCACAGGTATGCCGATGCATTTTGATATGAACTTATATGATCAGATAGAAGAAAACTTACGGAAGGCGGAAGCTCTTAGTAATGATACCACGAAGGTGATCATAAAGTGGCATGCTATAGAAGAATCTAAGAAGATCACTATGGAAAGGAAATGGGAATTTGATTGGTGTGTAGATCTACCGTTTCTATTCCAGGTATCCGGGAACGGTAAATGTTATCCCTGCGGGTACATGTTCAATAAAGATGAATACTGTTATGGAGATCTCCAGGAAGATCGGCTGGAAACTATCCTGGAATCGGAACGGTACTGGAAAGTAATAGATAAGGTAGCAAAGACTCCGCTACCGGAACTATGTGATGGACAATGCCGCCATTCATGCAGTAACAAATTTATGTATAAGTTTATGAAAGAATATAAAGGTGATGCTAAAGAAACTTTAGCTAAGCTATGTGGTTCAAAGGCGCAGTATGAAAGGCTTTTAGCGAATCCGCCAGAACATTTAAGTTTTATATGAAAAAGATTATTATACCTAAAGAATATAATTATATAAGCGCCTTCCTTACTTTCGCGTGTACCTTCCAATGTCATTACTGTATTAACAAATATAACGGCCTTCATAAATACAAGACAATGCCTGCAAAGGATTGGATCAAGGGCCTGAACCGGATCCAGACAAGGGGCGATCTCCCTATAACTATTACCGGCGGTGAACCTACGCTGCATAAAAACTTCTACAAGTTGATCCCTGGGGTGGATGAGAAAATACCTATAGATCTATTAACCAATGGTGATTTTCATGTGGAAGAATTTATGAGCGTGATCCCGCCGGAGCGAATTAAGCGCCGGGCGAAGTATGCTTCTATACGCTTCAGCTATCATCCCGGCTATACGGATATACAGAAGTTAATATGGGATGTAAAGACCTTACAGGATCGCGGTTATTTTGTAGGGATCTGGGCGGTAGATACCGGGGATGAAGTGATCCAGATCATCCGCCAGGCTGCTGAAGATATGGGGCTGGATTTCAGGACTAAAGAATTTCTGGATGCTGAGCATGGTAACTACCGGTATCCGGAAGCAGTAAACGGCAAGCGCAGGAAGTGTAAGTGTAAACCTTCAGAACTCCTGATAGCTCCAGATGGCAGACTATTCAGATGTCATCACGATCTGTATCATGGAGTCCATTCCTACGGTCATATCCTTGACAGAGATGTTGAACTCCCTACCAGCTTCCTGCCTTGCGATAATTTTGGACTTTGCAATCCATGTGATCTGAAAATAAAGTATGATCGTTTTCAGCGCACAGGTCATTGCTCCGTAACTATTAAGGAGATAAAGTGAAGAAGAAAAAAGTGCAACGCGGCGCGTTTCAATATTCATTCGCAGAACTTATAGATAAGCTATCAATCGTATCCCGGAAAGAGATCTACGGCCTGGAAGGGGCGCGTAAAGAGCTGGATCTGATCATGGGCTGGCTGAACGATATAGGGATAGATGCCTATATACTCCTGGCGATCATCAGGATTACCCAGGCCAATGCAGATATATGGAATAAAGAACATGAGATCCGGAACGCTTCATTCGGTGAGATGCCGCTATCCGTAGTAGGGAAAGCAGCGGAGCAAGTCCGGGAACATAACAAGACAAGAGTCCGGTACATGAACGAACTATCAAAAGCTGTAGGTGATAGCCAGGTACAGGAGAAGATCCGGCATCTATCGGAAGAAATCTATGATAAATACTATACAAAAGGCTGATGATCTCCGGAAAGAGATCTTAGAAGTAGCGACAAAGAATAAGCAGGGGCATATAGCTCCCAGCCTTTCCTGCCTGGATATACTTACCGTATTATATTATAAGATCATACAAGACCGGGATACCGTTATACTCAGTAAAGGGCATGGCTGCTATGGACTCTATGCGATCTGGGCGGATCTTGGGTTATTGCCGCGCGAGAAGTGGGAGAACTTTGAGCTGGATGGCTGCCTGGAAGGGTACGGATCCCTGGGGCATGGCCTTCCGGTAGCAGTAGGCAGGGCTTATGCGAATAAACAGTTAGAAAATGATAAGCATACCTGGGTGATCGTAGGTGATGGTGAGCTTCAGGAAGGATCTTGCTGGGAAGCCCTGGCGTTTATGTTTCATCATAGTCTTACTAATATATCGGTGATCGTAGATTGCAATGGATTACAGGCGATGGATAAGATAGATCATATATTATATCAGAGTTTGAAGGGCCGCTTCTATGGATGGGGGTTTAAGCCGTATGAATGTGATGCGCATGATCATCACGATCTGATCCGGTGGTTGGAAACTATGCCGCTGGTACTCTTAGCGAAGTCCGTTAAGGGTAAAGGTGTACCAATAATGGAGAATAAGGCAGAATGGCATTTCAGGTGTCCAGAGATACAATAATAGAAGAACTGATCCCATATTTCGCAGCAGATAAGAAATATTATCTACTGATATGCGATTGCGGATTCGCGAAGGTGGACAAGCTCCGGGCGATGTTCCCGGATCGCGTACTTAACTGCGGGATCGCTGAGCAGAGTACAGTAGGGATTGCATCAGGCATGGCCGCAGCGGGTATGAAGCCTATCATCTACAGTATAGCATCCTTCATAGTGTTCCGGGCGTATGAGCAGATCCGGATAGATCTGGTACAGATGAAGCGGAATGTTAAGATCATAGGTAACGGAGCCGGGGATTTCTTCAAGGGCCTGGGCGAGTGCCATTGTACCTGGGATGATGATAAGGCAGCCCTGGATGTAATAGATATGCCGGTATATGAAGGGGCAGATTTTATTAGTTGGATCAATTCAAAAGAAGCGGGGTATATTCGTGTGTAAGGCTAAATATTACAAGACACACCCCTGGGCTAAAACCTGGGGCTATATTCAGGTGCGGTGTAGCCAAAGGGGCCATTCGCATTATAGCCGGGGAATAAAAAATCTAATTTCTCTAAAAGAGCTAAAATATTTATGGGATAGAGATGGGGCGGCGCAGATGGAATGCCCGACCATTAGCCGGAAAGACCACAACAAGCACTATGAATTAAGCAACTGCTTTTATGAAGAAAAATCGGAACATTTGAATATAAAGCCCATAAAACAATTAACGAGAGAAGGCAAGCTAATTAAGGTTTGGCCCAATATGGCTGCTGCTTGTAATGAGTTGGGTTTAAACCGGGGAAGGTTGTGTGCGGTAGTAAACAAGGTCAAAAGACATGGAATGAAAACAACAGGTGGTTATCGCTGGGAGAGAGTATGAAAATAGCCGTATGTGTACCGACTCATAATGAGAATCCCTTGATGCTTCAGCGTGTAATGGCTCAAATTTACGATGCAGTAGGGCCTGATGCTCATATCTGCTCCTATAACGACTACGGTAGTAGGGGGAAGGGATATGCTCTTAGACAGGCTCTGAAGGCTGCTCAGGTATATAAGCCAGATTATTATATATTTATAGATGGGGATGGAGATATTAACCCGGCTCAGATCCAGCCGTTTCTGTTCTTTTTAGGCCAGGGATATGATGTAGTAGTAGGGAAAAAAGAATTACCTGGCAGACTTGACAGGAGAGTGCTAACTTATTTATCAAGGATATGGGTAAAATTGTTGTTTGGCCTGGGCGTAGATACTCAGACAGGGATCAAGGCGTTTAGTTATGCGCCTACCTGGTTCCTGGAAGGCTGGGCGTTTGATATAGAGATCCTATGGGAAGCTAAGAAAGCTGGCAAGAAGATGCTGGAGATACCTATTCATGCTGTTGTTTCATCTGGTAAATCCTGGAAGGATGTGTTTTCTGCTTTCAGGGATACCATAAAACTAAGGTGGGGGATATGATAAAGGTATCTGTAGTAGTGCCTAATCATGGGCGCGACATAAAGGAGATTGAAGAAGTATGCAATTCTATACCAGAAGTAGAACTATTGGAAGTGGATCTTGGGCTTGAACGATCTGCGCAGCGTAATATTGGTATTGCTTCATCGGATGCGGATTATATTCTGGTTCTTGACTCTGATCAGCGTATTACTAAACCTTTGGTTTATGAGTGCATCTCCATAATGGAGCGCCAGCCAGGGGTAAGCAGCTTGTATATCCCGGAGATCATCCGGGGAGATGATTGGTTCACGAAGCTCCGGAATTTTGAAAGGCAATTCTATACGGCTACGCCTATAGATTGTGTAAGGTTTGTCCGGAAGAAATATTGTGGATTCTTTAATGAAGAATTATCGGGGCCAGAAGATGCCGAATGGGATCTCAGGATCCCGCCGGTTAAGCTCCAGACTAAGAATGTACTCTACCATGATGATCAGATCCGGTTCCTGGACTATATCAAAAAGAAAGCATACTATACGCGCAGTATGGCTAAATTTCACGAAAATAACCCGGATGCTAAGGTACTGAAGTTTTGGTACAGAGTGTTTGGCGTATTTATGGAGAATGGAAAATGGAAACAGCTAATAAAACATCCGATAATGTCGATCAAGCTGTACATGCTGATATTCATAAGGGCGATAATATACCTAAGAAAATAGCAGCGGTACTCTGTAACTATAATGATAGCCGGTTCCTGATAGATGCGGTTAGAAGGATCGCTAAGCAGAAGCCGGATGAGTTTATCGTAGTAGATGATAGATCTACTGATGAGAGCCTGGCGCTTTTAACGGATCTGAAGAAGCAGTACGACTTTGAGATCATCATAAATCAGGGCCAGCAGAGTCCATTCGGGGCCTTTGTAGCTGGATGCCAGAAGGCTAAGAGCGAATATGTGGCCTGCTTTAGCGCTGATGATTACCCGCGCACAGACTATATGTGGCGTATGCGAGATGCGATCCAGAAGTATAGCCTGGTAGAAGTATTTACATGTAATGCTCAGGTGATCCGGGAAGGTGAAGTCTATGAGCGTACTCTCTTTCCATTCACTTCTTATATCTCTCCGGATTACGCGGTCAAGATCTTTAAGGCCGGCTTTGCTAAGAATATAAATCAATGTGGTATAGTGATTAAGCGCGAATGGGTACTTACATGCTGGGAAGGCGCTGGTAAATATACTGAAGCCTGCTTTGATTGCCTATATTCTTTTACTCAAGTTTTTGCTAAGGGCTTTGTGAACCTGGGTGAACATCTGGCTACATACAGATCTTATCCTAATAGCTTTGGCGCAGTCAGTAATAATCAGAAAGTTAAGCAGGCATGCGATGTCCATAAGGAGTTTTATAAGGGGATCTTAACGAATAAAGGCGAAACTACAGGCAATTTCGCGTATCAAAGGGCCTTAGAAAGCGGTATATGGAGCGTAAAAGCCAGATGGAAGGCTCAGATCGCGCTTTGGGGGATAATGAAGCTGCCATATTGGATCCGCCGCCGGTTCTATAACTGGTTCTATTCTTATGATCAGGCGATAGAAAAATTATAGGGGCTGGGCCTAAAATGAAAGGGGTTTGTGGAAGGATCCTGCCTGGCCCCAGAAGGAAACTATGAGAGTAAACATAATAAATAAGCTACATTCTAAAACTAATAGGGCGTATTTGCCGCGCATGGTAGATGATAAAGTTAAGTGTATGAAGATAGCCCGGCAGTTTGATGAAGCCTTCTTTGATGGTGATCGTAGGTATGGATACGGTGGGTATCATTACGATGGCCGGTATAAATCTGTAGCTAAGGATCTGATAGATCGGTATGATCTGACAGATAAAAGCCGGGTGATGGATTTCGGATGTGCTAAGGGCTTTCTATTAAAGGAGCTAAAGGATCTATGCGGGTGTGAAGTCTATGGATATGATGTATCCAAGTATGCGCTGGACAATGCGGTCATCCCTATTAAGCGGCCGGATCCGCATGATAGCTTTGACTTGATACTTTCCCTGGGTACGCTGCATAACTTGAAGCTGCCGGAATTGAAGGTTATGCTACGATATTTCCAGAATGGAGCGAAGAATAGTTATATAACCGTAGATTCGTACCGGAATATCCGGGAGTTATTCAATCTACAATGCTGGACATTGACATGTGAACAGTTTTTCCAGCCGAAGGAATGGGAATTTCTGTTTGAAGAATGGGGCTATAAAGGCGATTGGGAATTTTTGTTTTTCAAATAAAGGAGAGCGATGTATTATTCTAAACTGAAGGCGCTACATCATCCGCGTAAATTAGATAGTTTTGCCGATGGCGAGATCACCGAACCGATCCATATACGGATAAAGCCGACTAACCGGTGTAATCATAACTGCTCATACTGTTCATACCAGAATAGTTATGGCCAGCTGGGTAAGGATATGCAAGTCCAGGATGAGATTCCGCTGGAGAAGATGCATGAGATCATAGATGATTGCGGAGCTATGGGAGTTAAGGCTCTTACATTCTCTGGTGGTGGGGAACCATTGCTATATAAGGGCTTGATGGACATACTGGAAAAATGTAGCTCTCTGGGGATCTCTACAGCGATCCTGACTAATGGTGTACTATTAAAAGATGCGCTGCTCCGGATAGCTATGGATACATGCAGCTGGGTACGGATCAGTATGGATGGATGGGATCGGGATAGTTATTCTAAGTATCGGAAGTGTAAGCCGGAAGATTTTGATCAGCTTATGAAGAACATAGAGTTTGCTGCGGCTAATCCGGGGAATTGTGTCCTGGGAGTAAACATTATAGTAGATGGCGATAACGCGACTCATATATACGACCTGGTGAAGATGGTACATGATCTGGGAGTTAAGTCTATTAAGATCTCTCCATGTATAGTAAGTAACGATTCGCAGACTAATAATGATATACACTTTGCGCTTAGGCCCTTAGTCCAGGAACAGATGGATAAGTTATACGATGAAGGGATCAAGGTATATGATTCATATCATGCGCAGCTTTCCGGGTTCGAGAAGCATTATAACTGGTGTCCATATATACAGATCCTGCCGATCATAGGCGCAGATCAGAATGTGTACGCTTGTCATGATAAGGCTTATAATAAAGATACCGGACTCCTGGGATCCATCAAGGATCAGAGCTTCCGGAAGTTTTGGTATGATGGCGATAGTAAATTCTATAAGATAGATCCTTCCAGGGATTGTAACCATCATTGTATAACTGATTGTACGAATAGAATGATCTTAGAATATCTTATGATAGAACATGGGGAGTTTTGCTGATGATAGGTATATGTGGAGCTTCAGGGTATATCGGCCGGGCGTTATTTAAGTATCTGGATAAAAAGGGCGAGAAAGTTATGGGATCCTGGTGTAATAATAAATGCTTTGAAGATGGCTACTTCCATTTTGATCTCCGGGAAAATTCTCCTAAGATCTGGAAGTCTTTTGATTATGTAGTTATATTATCAGCTTATGCTAAGATCCAATTTTGTGAAGATGAGAAGCTGGAATCATATTGGTTGAATGTACATAGAACTATTGAGCTGTTGAACTATTTGGATGATCAGGGGATACCGGCGCTCTTTGTATCAAGTGATGCAGCGGAAAGATTGGATACTACCTACGGAAGATATAAGCGCATGGCAGAAAAACATATAGATAAATATCAATTAAATGCTAAGTATATAAGGCCTGGCAAGATCAACAAGGGCAATATTAAAGATCTATGCAAGGAGATATATGACCATATTAAATCTGGGCGCAGGCAAAAAGTTAAGGCCTGATGCTGTAAATGTAGATATTACAAGGTATCCAGGCATAGATATTGTTACGGATCTGGCAAAGCATCCCTGGTTTTGGAGATCTGAAACGATAGATGGCATCTATGCATCGCATATTATGGAACATTTCCCGGATCAGGAGAAGTTTATAGCTGAATGTTACAGGATCCTGAAGCCGGGTGGATTTCTTAGGATCTCAGCTCCGCATGCTTCACATATTACCAGCGTAGGATGCCTGGGGCATTACCGGACATATTCATACAGCACCTTTGACGATTACCTTGCTAAGCCCTGGTATATGTTCAGAGATCCTATGTTCAAGACAGTAGAGCAGCAGCTCAGATGGTGGTATGAAGATCCGGATGCAGAAGGGAATCTGCCTAAGTGGGCGATCCCGATTATTAAGATTGTGGATAAGTTTGTGAATATGTTGATAAGTATTAACCCGCGCTTATGGGAGAATATCAGCCCGATCCAATGCCGGGAAGTGATCTGGAAGGGGATCAAGCTATGAAGATCTTATATAAGCCGCATCCATATAGCCAGCAGCGCCAGCGTGAGAAGAAACGATGGATCTGGCCGGTACATCTGGCGATGGAAGCTACCTGGAATAAGATGCTGGGCCATGAGATCACCTGGGATGAAGCCTGCTACGAAGATGCTTTTGATAAAGTAGTAACGGAGATTGAAGGGATACCGTTTGAGAGCTTGCCGGCTCCGGATAGGATCTTAACTAAGGCAGATGATCCTAAGTATCAGGCTAACGGTAACTATAAATATAATCCCGGTACTTATATCCAATCAGCCGGTGGATGCTGGTGGGGTAAGTGTACATTCTGCAAGGAGTGCGGCGGTAAATATACTGAGCGTACTGTACATGATGTGATCGCAGAGATCCGACATTGCAAGCGCCTGGGGTATAGGGAGATCTTTGATGATGCTGCAAGTTTACCTACAGGCCAATGGCGTGATAGTTTTTTATGGCAGCTCCAGCAGATAGATATTAAGTTTAGCTGTAATATGCGCTTTGGTACGGATCCGGACTACGAGAAGATGAAAGAAGCCGGATGTCGTATGTTATTATATGGCCTGGAGAGTGCCAGCCAGGATACTTTGGATAGGATCAATAAGGGTACGGATATTCATAAGGCGGTAGATGAGCTGATAGAAGCAGAAGCAGCAGGCCTGGAGCCGCATGTAGCTGTAATGTTTGGGTATCCCTGGGAGCGTGAAGATGATAGTATCCGGACTCTGGAGTTAGTACATCATTTGCTGCGCAAGGGGATATGTAAGACAGCTCAGGCATCAGTATATACAGTACCGGATGAGCTTCCATGTAGTAGGGCGAAAGATTTTGTACCCAGGATATATCATGCAGCATATTACCCGGATTTCTGGATAAATAAATTACGCGACATAAAGACAAAGGAAGATGTGATCTATATATGGAAGGGTATCAAGAGCAGTTTTGGAATATAGCGATAATCATATTTACTACGATCCTGTTCTATGCCAGGACATTAAAATATGGATATGTATCTGATGATCTGCTTTCGGAAGGCCGGCGGAACGAAAAAAAGGTAGGTAAAGATGAAAGGATCTGGCAATCAAGTACTTCTGGTAATCCTAAACTTGATCATGGCATTAGCATTGCTGTGCATGGCATTTGTTGTGTATTTATATATCTCGGTCTTGGGGCTAATAATATCAGCTTTGCAGCATCTCTCTTATTTGTTGTAAATCCAATAAACAATCAGGGGGCAGTATGGATAAGCGGCAGACATTACGCGTGGTGTGCGCTGTTTCTAATGATGGCAAAGACAAGCGGATACTTTGGGCTTCCTGCTATGATAGCCGCAACAGTACATCCTACGGCTCTATTTGCCCCGATAGGATTCGTAGGATCAGGGCAATGGTATCTGGTACTATTCCTTCCGATTGTATGGGCGCTGCATTGGAAGCATTTGAAGCAAGAAGTAAAAACCCGCCGGGGTAATGAAGTAGTAGATTTTGATAGGAAGCTATCCTGGGCGAAGATCATTGTAGCGATAAAGATCTACGGCTGGTATTTCTGTATAGCGATTGTACCCTGGGCTGTTACCTGGTATCATAGTTTTATGCAATCCGGGGCGGGGGCTGGTAATGAAATTATGGCTAAACGCGCCAGGAAGAAAGATGTATTTTTCTATGTAGGTTTGGCTCTGATAGGATACTTGATCTATTCAGCTATATGGAACTGGACTCCGGTATCCTGGGGGATCTTCTGGTACTCATGTAGTATCGCGCCGTATCTAAATTTATTCAGGATGCAGCAAGAGATCGCTGAGAGATATGTATATACAGCTAACATAGGGATCATGTATGCCTTAGCTAATATATTCCCGCTGCCGATCCTGGCTATGTTCTTTGGATATTATGTAGGCCGGCTTCAGACATACTTACCCGCATATACCGATGATTACTGGCTTATAGAGCGATCTGTTAATGAAGATTCAGCAGCCTGGTATTGCTGGTTTGTCCGGGCGCATAAGAGATGGCAGCAGCAGGCTATCCGGGAAGCGCTTAACTGCTGGGTAATGGCTAAGATGCTCAGCCCTAAAGAGTACAAGATCTTGTATAATATCGCTGTAGTCCTTAGACATCTGAAACAGAATGATGAATCAGTTAAGTACATGAAAGAAGCGAATGAGAATGTGATCAAGGGCCAGGAGAAATTGTCCGAACATCTTTTGAAAGAATATAAGCAAGGGAGATACCAATTACTGAGATAAAGAAAGAAAAGATCAAGTTTGGCGGTAAAGATTTTATTGAAGGTATGCGGGAAGAATATGATCTGAAGCCTTCCGGTGGCCCTAAGAGTAGGGGGAATTTCCGGGTAGGGATCTGTATCAAGAACTGCCTGAATAAAGATAAGAAGTGCGATACTTGTTTTAAGTTTAGTAACCTGAAGGAGCCAAAATGAAGTATATACTAATGGTACTAATGGGCTTTGCCTGGGCGATCGGCGGAGAAAAGTATTTCGGTAGATGGAGAAGGGGTGTTCTAATTTCTATAGTATCTGTATTGATTGGGCTTGTGATCGGTGTACCCTGGTGGGGATTGCTAATCCTGGCCAGTATGTTCTATATCTATCAAGCGTTATTCTATGATATGGGGATCAAGCTAATCTGGCCGGATCCGAATACTCAGCAGGAAAGAAATAAGATCCTGGGATGGCTGATCTTATTCTGTAATGGTTTGATCTGCGGTTTATATCCAATGGCTATACAACTATTTCAATGTAAATGGATCATGGCTGGAGTAGCCCTGATAGGATCCGGTTTGGGCTTCTGTTTGATCTCATGGCTAAGCAATGGCTTGAAGTGGGGATGGAATGGTTGTACCCGAATCGGAGATGTTAAAGTATGGTGTCCTAAAGATACCTGGTGGTGGGCTTGCTGGTTATACGGTATAATCTTAGGGGCGGTGAGTATAATATGAATAGAAAGGCAACGAAGGGCGCTTTCGGCAGACATCCTGCTGTAAAGAAACCAAAAAGCAAAAAGCGTAAAACAGCCTATATTCCTGGGGTTGAGAGTATCAAAAAGCCAGTTAAGAAACCCTGGTGGCGTAAAATATTGTGGTGGACTTGACAATTAATACTATATAGTGTATATTTTAGGTATTAAGCTGGGTAACTCCCACTCTTAATCTCTTGGATCGGAGAGCGCCGGTTCTGTAAAAGGAACTGGCGTTCTTTTTTTTTATATGGAGCTTATGAAGATACGCGAAGTAGAATTGAAGAAAGCTGAGATCAAGGCCCTGGTATCCGGGGATAAGAGTTTGCGCCTGATATTTGATGTTAATCTGCATGCAGGGAATAACCCGGATGTGAATAGCTTACATACATACTTGTATGAAGCGCTAACATTGGAGATCAAAAAAGATGAGTGCAACTAAATGCGGTAAACATAGCGAACAATCCATAAAGAAACTGATGGTTCATAAGAGCTGGCAGTATCTCCACGACAACTTCCATAAGTTTAATCAAGCAAATAAGATAAAGATCGCTCTTGAGCTTTGTAAAAAAGATATTCCCCAGGTGTATGAAGGGGAAGTCAAGTACACAGCTATGAGCGTGATTAAGATAGATGATAAGCGCTTAGACCTTCAGATCGGTGAGATCCCGGATAACATCAAGAAAAGGATGGGCGGATGATAGAAATGCCGAAGGTGTTGCAGATGGCTGATAAGATGCGGCCGTTCATTACGGACATCAATAAGTATCGGTATTTCATGGCAGAAGGTGGCAGGGGCGGCGGTAAGAGTCAAGCGCTTGCCAGGATCATTCTATATCTGGGAGATCAGAGAAAGCTCAGGATCGTATGCGGTAGAGAAACCCAGAACAGTATCGCTGAATCAGTTTACAGTTTAATGTGCGACATCATCAGAGAGTACAATCTCCCTTACGACATCTTATCTACAAAGATCAGACATAAAGAATCAGGCACAGTAATCAACTTCAGGGGTTTCCGGGAAGTTGGCTCATTCAATATTCAGGGTATGGAAAATTGCAGTATTGTTTGGGTGGATGAAGCCCAGGCTTTGACTACTACTACGCTCCAGAGATTGATACCTACGATCAGGCGCGATGATGCTAAACTATTCTTCACTATGAACCGGCATGAAGAACATGATCCGGTGTATGAATTTCTGTACGGCAGGGAAGATTGCTGCCATGTACATCTCAACTATTACGATAACCCATTCTGTACCCAGGCGCTGAAAGATGAAGCTGAAGTATGTAAGGCTAAGAGCGATAAGGATTACAGGCATATCTGGCTGGGTGAGCCGTTACTCCAGCTTGAAGATGCTGTATTCACATACCGGGAGCTGAAGGATACTGTAACTAAGCGGCATGATCTCAAAGATGCTTACGGATACCGGATAGCAGGGTTTGATATAGCGCGTTATGGAGATGATCAATGCGCAGCAGTAGTATTACAGCAGCGTGGCGCGCTCCATTGGGAAATGATCTATGTAGATACCTGGGATCATACCGATCTCAATTATACATCAGGGCGGATACTGACTACATCTGTACAGCAGCATGCTGATCGCAATGTGATAGATGAAGATGGTATGGGAGCCGGGAACTTAGATACGCTTAGACATGGGCGCGGCCTGGATAACTTTGTAGGGTTCAAGAACTTATCGCTGGGCTATGATAAAGATAAGCAGTACGGTAACTGCCGGACAAGAGCCGTTTACAAGCTCAAAGAGATGGTAACGAATGGCCATATGGTGATCACCGATGAAGATACGATCCGGGAGCTATGTACCCTGAAGTATAAGTACGATCATTACCAGCGCAAGATCCTGATCAGTAAGGATGTGATGCGCTCTAAGTTTAATATAAAGAGTCCGAACATGGCAGATGCTTTGATCATGGCAGTAGATCAGATAGGCAATATCCGGTACGATCAGGAAACAATATACCAGACAAGACAGCCGGCGTACTACAAAGAAGATAACTTATTCAATACAGCGGGGGTAATATAATGGCGATATTCTCATCATTAGCAGCAACATTAGGAGCATCAACAGTAGCCGGTACAGGATTATTTGGTACATCATTGGCTACGACAATAGGCGGGGCTACAGCATTGGCAGCGGGTGCAGGGGCAGCCTATGGGGTATCCGGTATGATGCAACAGCCTTCAACTCCTGAGATGCCTAAGAGTGATATTAAGGCCCCGGAAGCTCCAAAGATGGAAGATGCAAACAAAAAGGCACAGAAGCAGGCAGAAGATCAAAGGCGGGCAGCGGCCCGGAGTACAAGCGTAAAGACTAATCCGTTAGGGATCAAGGATGAAGCGGTAGTAGCGCGCAAGAAACTATTAGGGGGATAAGATGGCGAATTTCATTCAGAGATGGTTTACACCGAGTAACTCAGATGGATCAGGTATGGTAAGCCCGCAACCGACTCCAGCGCCTAAGCCTAAGAAACCGGAAGCAGATCAATCCGGGGTAGCTAAGGCTAAGACTCAGACAAGGTTTGGCGGTGTAGGTAAGCGTAAGCTGGTAGAAGATGAAGCAGCAGCAGCTAAGAAAAAACTATTGGGGGGATAATGGCACAGTTTATAGCAAGGATGTTTACTCCGAGTAATAGTGATGGATCAGGTACAGTAGCTCCGCAGGGGCAGCCTAAGAAAACAGCGCAGCCTACTATGAATCAGAATACTGAAACTCTGGCTAAGCGTAAGACTCAGACAAAGTATGCCGGGGCGAACATGACAGCGCTCCAGGCTGATACAGCGAAGAAAACACTATTAGGACAATAATGAAGATTGAACGATACACAGATCAATATGCGGATGATGTAAGGCGGCTGGTTCAGGCGTTCATGGCTGAATCATTGGATGAGTATGGATTGACATTCTCAGAAGGCGCGCTACAGAAGCAGATAGATCTATTGAAAGGCCAGGCGTTTGTACTGGTGATAGATGGTAAATGCCAGGGGATCTTAGCCGGGAAAGAAGTCTATACACCTACAGGCGGCGATAAAGTATGGCATGAAGTGATCTGGTATGTAGATGAAGATCACCGGAAGTATGGGATCAGGTTATTGGATGCAGCCAGGGGGATCCTGAAAGCTGAAGGGTTCACATCCCTGGTTATGGTATATATGCACAATAGCAAGAGCGACAAGCTGGCCAGGCTCTATACGCGCTTAGGCATGCGGCCGATGGAAACTAATTACATAGGGAGATTATAATGAGTGAAACGACAGCAAAAGAGATCATCCGGATGTACAAGCAGGCGAAGGGTACGCGCCAGAACTTTGAGAGCTACTGGCAGAATCTCCATGACTATTTCTATGTAGAAAGCCCTAACCTGAATCAGACAGAAGCGCCGGGATCAGAGCTGAATACTAATAAGCTATACGATTCTACTACGCTGGAAGCTCCGGATGTATTAGCTTCCGGGTTTATGAACTACCTGACTCCGCCTACAGCTAAATGGTTCAGGCTGAGATCTAAGGATCAGCGCCTACTGGACAACAAAGAAGTAACCGACTTCCTGGATGATGTAGCCGATGAAGTATATCATACCCTGAACAAATCTAACTTTTATGATCAGAGCTTTCCTAACTATAAGAGTAGCGGCGTGTACGGTACATCAATACTCCTTGAAGAAGATGATCTGGAAGATACAGCGCGATTCTATTCGCTGCCATTAGTCCAGGTATGTATCCGGGAAGATGCCAGGGGCCGGGTAATGGAGTATTTCATAGAGTTTGAATATACCAGCCAGCAGGCAGCTACCAGATGGGGCATGGAAGCATTGACTCAGGTACAGCGTGAAGAAATCAATGGCCAGGAATCAGATAAGAAACACAAGTATATACTGCATATAGTCAATCGGGAAGTCCGGGATGTTACGAAATCAGACAAAAAGAACATGCCTATAGGGGCTACCTGGGTGGACATGGAGAATGAAAAGGTCATGGAAGAAGGCGGATACTATGAATTTCCATGTTTTACTCACAGGTTTGACAAGCGGCCGTTTATCCCCTGGGGCTTCAGCCCTGCCATGAAAGCGCTGCCGTTTGCCAGACTACTTAATGCGATAGCCAAGACTAATCTTAGGGCTATGATGAAGATGACAGATCCGCCGGTAGCAGTACCGCATAATGCTTTTATCATGCCGTTCAACGCTAACCCGCGAAGTGTAAACTATTACAAGAAGTCCAGCATGGATGGCGCTAAGGACATATTCAGCTTTGCGAACTTTGGTGATCCTAAGACCGGGCTGACAGCGATAGAGTATTATACCAGGGAGATCAAGAGCTTGATGTTCAATGATACCTTCCTGGCGTTCAATCAGATCACTAAGCAGATGAATAACCCGGAGATCCAGGAACGGATCAATGAGAAGATGACTCTCTTAGGGCCGGCAGTAGGTAGATACATGGGTGAGATCCTGAACCCGGTAGTAATCAGAACGATCGGGATCCTGGAGAGAGCAGGCAAGCTGCCGCCTATACCTGATGCATTAAGAGATAATCCATCCTTTGAGATAGACTATGTATCACAGCTGGCACAGGCACAGAAGCGTAGTGAGCTGGGATCCTTGATGAGTGGGATGCAGATCGTAGGACAGATGGCGCAGTTTGTACCAGATACGCTGGATAAAGTAGATACAGATACGGCGATAGACGAAGCCTGGGATATATTAGGTGCGCCGGTAAAGGTACTCAGGGATGATGCTGAAGTGGCTGAGATCCGGGAGAACAGAGCGCAGATGGCCGCTAAGGAACAGGAAATGATGATGATGCAGGCAGCCGCTAAAACTGGTAGGGATGTAGCAGCCGGAGAGAAAGATCTGGCCGCAGCAACTGATCCGACAAGGGGTAAAGCATGATAGATTATAATGATAAGAGAGCCGTAAAAGGCCTGAAGCAGAACATGATACAGGTATTTGAAACGCCAGCTGGGAAGGAAGTATTACGCTTCCTGGAACAGACATGCGGCTGGTATGAGAGTGTATGGGATCCGATGAGTACGGAGCGTACACTTATTAACGCGGGAAGGCGTGAAGTAGTAGCTACTATCAAGACCTTCCTGGAACAACCGCCGGAGATCATACAGACTCTGGCACAAAAGGAGAGTGAGTAAAATGGCTGATAATCTTGATCAGACAACTGGCAATCAAGACCAGACAACGGAAGTGAACGAAAATGAACAGCAAGGAACCCAGACTACTAATCCTACGCCGGCAACGGAAACTACGACAGAGCAGGCCCCAGGTTTCAGCTGGAAAGGGAAGGCTGGTGCAGATCTCAGTAAGGCTCCGGCTATGGAGAAGTTTGCGGATACTGAAGAAGGGCTGGCAGAGCTGGGTAAGAGCTATGTCAACCTGGAGAAGCTCTTAGGGCATGAGAAAGTGCCGTTACCTAAAGGCCCGGAAGATGCAGAAGGGCGCGCAGCTTTCAATAAGGCTATAGGCGTACCGGCTACACCGAATGAGTATAATCTCCCGGATGCTGAGTTACCGGAAGCAGCACAAGGAATGACATTTGATAAAGGATCATTCCAGGAGATCGTACATAAGTACGGATTGACTCCAGGCCAGGCACAGGGGTTATGGACAGAATACACTAAGATGAGTGGAGATCTATACGGACAGCACATGGAGCAGTATAAGCAGGATCTTGATAAGAACATCAACGCGCTCCGGAAAGAGTGGGGCGATGCATATCCTGGCAATATAGAGCTGGGTGATCTGGCGATCGCTAAGCTGGCTGACTCTCAGGAGATGGGCGATTGGCTGACCGCGACATTAAGCAAGAATCCCTATGGCATGAAGTTTCTGGCTAAGGTAGGCAACACTTTTGCTGAGAACAAGATCGGGGATTTCCAATATAAGAGATACGGATTAACACCGGAAGAAGCGCAGAAAGAGATGGCATCTATCCGAAACAATCCGGATCATCCGTATAACAATGAGAACGCTCCGCAGAAAGATCGTGATGCTGCTATAGATCATGTGAACAGGCTGCTGGCGAAATCATTGGGTAAGAGTTTGTAAGGACAACCGCAAGGCCCTTACAGCTATTTAGTACGGCGGATAACCTGAGATGGCCCGCAACAAGTGTAGCGAACTTGCATGATCCTTCCGGGGGCAATCAGCAAGGAAAAGATTAACCCAAAACAAAAAGGAAGGTGATGAATCATGGCTGATACACAAAATGAAATATATGCACAAGCATATAGCCAGAACATCATGCAGTTAGCTCAGCAGAAATACAGTAAGCTCATAAATACTGTATACATCAAGCCGAACATATCCGGGAAGAAGTTTTCCCAGGATCAGATCGGTGAATGGGCTATGCAGACCAAAGGTGGAAGGAATGTCCAGACACCGAACAATGATCCGAACTTGGCAAGGAGATGGGGAACTCCCATTGACTACCATGACAACCGTATGTTAGATAAGGGCGATGAGCTGAGAGCGATCTCAGATCCAAAGTCCGCATACACTATCGCAGCAGCCAGATCTATAGGCCGTAAGATAGATGATGTTATTCTTGCAGCGGCTGTATCAACCAGTATTGAGTCCGGTGAAACTGGCTCAACTACTGCGCCGACAACGGCAACTATCCTTGCATCAGCAGCTAGCGTGGCGATCACAGATCTTCTTTCGTGGAAGAAAGCGCTGGATGATAACGATGTAGAGATGGAAGATCGCTACTGCGTAATGGACACAGAAGTAGTAAACACTATGCTTGGTGTAGAGCAGATAGGATCAAGCGATTATAACACCGTTAAGGCTCTGGCAGCTGGTGATCTCCAGACCTATGCCGGATTCAAATGTATCACTTCAACCAGGCTTTCAACTGCGTTAAGCGGTATGATAGCGCTTGTATATCAGAAGTATGCGCTATGCTTAGGTATGCTTCAGCAGCCAACAGTTAAGACAGATGAGAGAGCTGATCTATCTTACTCATGGCAGATATACTATGAGCTGAACATCGGAGCGACAAGGCTGGAAGAAGATAGGATCAGGAAGATCATAGAAGGCTAAACAACCGATAGATAAGGGGCGGCTATAGGCGGCCCCTGAGTCTATCATATTGAAATACCGCTATAGGCGGAAAGGAAGGTGATTGAGATGGCTGAACTAAAAGCAACTCAAGTAACAAAGTACGATGCAGGCGGAAGCGGTGATAACTATATCGCTGATGGATACATCAAAACCGTAGAAAAGGTATGGCTTGACAGCTACACAGCTACAGCTATAGCTATAGGCAGCGATGATTCCATCAAGATAGCTGTGATACCGGCGAACAAGAAGATCACAAGTATAGAAGTACAGCTGCCGGCGTTAAACCCGACATCCACTCTGGCTACGATCTTCATCGGTAGCGCCGCGACATTCCTGATGACAAGCGCAAACTGTTATCTGGGATCAATGATACCGGTAGGATCGCAGACTGGTACTTTCGCAAGTGGTACTGCTGGTACGATGGTACTGCTTCCCGGCAAGATGGGAACAGTAACGGATAAGGAAGTATCTCTTTATCTGAAGATAGTCAACACAGGTGGAGCAGATTGTATCAATACCGGTGGAACGATTAACTCTATCGTAAGATATACCTAAACGGTAAATAAGGGGCCGGGGCCTAAAAACCCTGGCCCTTTACTAAGGAGCAAACATGGCAATATCAAAGACAGAAATATGCAACAAAGCTCTAACTTTGGTAGGCGCGAATCCGATCGTAAGCATAACGGATGACAGCCAGAACGCCAGGATCCTGAACAGGGTATATGAGCTGGCGCTAAAGAGCATACTATCAGAAGCTCCCTGGGTATTTGCGCTCAGGAGAACGAATTTAGCGCTAAGCGGTGATGCTCTGGAATGGACAGATACCGGTGAAAACTATCTATATGTTAAGCCGAATGAGATGATAAGGGCCTTCAGAGCGAGTGATTCTGATGCTACCTGGCGGGAGCTGGGAGATTATATCGTATCGGATACAACGGATCTGGGGTTAGAATATACATATTACCTGGATGTACCGAGTAAATATACAACGAGCTTTGTAGAAGCATTTGTAGATAAACTATGTAGCGATATAGCTTTCATGGTACTTAACTCAAAGACAGTAGCGGAGAACTTCCTGGAGAAGTATGAGAAAGTATCTTTAGCTAAGGCGCTGGCTGAGAACGCTCAGATAGGTACGCCGCATCAGATGAAAGATAATGCCTGGGATCGGGCGAAGATATGCGGAACCTTTGATGGCAGATCAGATCTGAGCTACGATTAAGGAGAACACATGGCTAAGGTAGATGTAATCAAGACATCATTTACTGGCGGTGTATTCGGCCCTAATCTATTTGGCCGGACAGACATCGCGCAGTATGAGAACGCTGTACAGCTTGCCGAGAATATGCTGGTAAGACCTTACGGCCCGGCTATCAGTACGCCGGGAACCCGGTATGTCAACGAATGTAAGTTTTCAGCCCTGGGTACAGATTCCCAGGTACGGCTATTAGAGTTTGTTTTTAACCAGACAGATGCCTATGTAATAGAGATGGGCGCATATTATTTCAGGTTTTATACCAGCCGGGGAGTAGTAACCAGCAATTCTACCGTATATGAATTAGCGCATATCTACTCAGAAACAGAGATCAAAGAAGTACAATACTGCCAGCTGAACGATCTTGTATGGATGGCGCATCCGGATCATCCGCCGCAGTTACTTACCAGGCTGGCTTCAAATAACTGGACAATAGAAGATTATGACTTTTTAGGTGGCCCATTCTTAGATGATAATACGGAAGATATAACGATACAAGCATCAGCAACTGCTGGAACCCTTGTTACGATCACTCTCAGCGCGACATCCAGCAGCATCTCCTTTGTGGCTTCCGGATCTACGATGGGCCATCGCAATACCTATTGGAAGATTGGCGGGATACATACTACAGCTACTACAGCGCTGCAAGGGTATGTCAAGATCACAAGTGTATCAAGCGATACGGTAGCCCTGGCTACAGTAATGAGTACGCTTTCAACGGTAGCTACGACTTCAACATTTGCAGAAGGAGCCTGGAGCGATATAAAAGGATGGCCTGCCAGGGTACAATTCCATGAGAGCCGCTTGTATTGGGCCAGGACAGATACAGAACCGCAGGGGGTATGGGGATCACATAACTACATATATGACCAGTACGCGCTTGACGAGCAGGCAGATGATGAAGGGATCAACATCAAGCTGGCGAGTAACCAGAGTAATGAGATACAATGGCTGGCAAGTGGAAACTCTTTACTGGCGGGTACTTATGGCGGAGCCTTTGTAATCAATGGTGGGGCGGATGCTACGATCACGCCTACGAACATAACAGCTAAACAGGAAGTGAGCTTTGGTACAGAAGCGATCCAGCCTAAAAGGATCGGATCTTTCTTCTATTATGTCCAGAGATTCCGTAAGAAAGTCCGGGAGCTGTTCTATTTATGGGAAAATAACGCGTTTAAGTCAACTGACAAGACGATCCTGAGTCCGGAGATAGCAGGGGGTGGGATAATAGAGATCGCGTACCAGGAAGTGCCTGACACGATTTTATGGTGTGTTACGACAGATGGTACGATAGCTACTATGACCAGGGAAGTAGATCAGGAAGTCCAGGGATGGACTTTACAGAAAACCAGGGCAGGCGATCGCTACGAGTCAATAGCTGTTATACCATCACAAAGTTACAAATTAGATGAAGTATGGACAGTAGTATCGCGCGTAGTATCTGGATCTACGGTACGGTTTATAGAATACTTTGAGAATATAGATCCGCCGGACAGACAGGATAAGCTGGTATATCTGCATAGCTCCCTGGAGTTTGATGCTTATGATCTAACCGGATCCAGTAATTCTAACTGTACGATCAATCTATCAGCAACTGCCGGCACATCGGTGATCCTATCATGTTCAAGTGATTACTTCACAGCAAGCGATGAAACGCTTAGGGTAAGAGCGATCAATGCTTCAGGATCCACGATCGGGGAGTTTTACATAACCAGCTATTCAAGCGCTAAGGTAGTATATGGAGATATACATTATACCTTCTCAGATTCAAGTATCGCAGCAGGATCTTGGGGTAAGAGCGTAGAAGCTGTATCCGGGATGGGGCATTTATCCGGATCTACGGTGAAAGTCCTGGCAGATGGTGGCCTGGATAAGCCGGATAAGACAGTAGATTCTAACGGTACGGTGAGCCTGGCATATAACTATTTCGTAGTACAATGCGGCCTGGGGTATGATCAGAAGCTCCAGCTACTGCCGTTTGAAGCAGGATCAGCGCGTGGAACGGCTCAGGGTAAGATCCAGCGGATCAATCAGATCATGTTCAAGCTCAATAAATCCTTCAGGGGATTCAAGATGGGCGGCACAGAAGCCCTGGCAAGTAGGGAGAGTTTCCGGGATCCTTCAACTTTGTTAGGAACTCCAGAAGCCTTACTGACCGGGATATTATCAAATATAAACTTTCCAGCAGACTATCAGTACGGATCGCAAGTTTGGGTGATCAACGATGAGCCGTTACCGATAGAAATATTAAGCGTAATGGCTATGCTTGATACACAGGATAAGGGGTAAAATATGGGCGCAATGACAGCAATGATGGTAGGATTAGGCGCGGTACAAGCCGGTACACAGATCTATGGCGGATTTCAGCAGAAGAAAGAAGCTGAAGCTAATGCCAAAGCTATAGAAACTCAATCTGCATATAATGCTGGTGTATATCGTGAACAGGCTGGCATGATAGAACAACAAAAGCAATTAAAAGCTGCGCAGGATGATAGGGCCATGCGCTTTGCTGCTGGCAAACATACAGCCATAACAAGTGCTAAAGGATTACAATTTTCAGGATCAGCTCTTGCTGTTTTGAATGATACTATGACACAGATGCAAATGGACAAAGCTATTACACAATATAATTATGACATGGAGAAGTATGGCGTACTTTCACAGGCTGAGATGACATTAAGGGGCGGAACCATAGAAGCTAATGCATATAGGAGAAAAGGAAATACTGCCATGTATTCAGGTATAGTAGGTGGTCTTTCTACATTGTATGGTACAGCAGCTTATTTGGGAGCGCGTAACTATACGCCTGCCGGCAAGAAAGTTATAGATACTTCTGGTGGAGCTAAAACAGGGGGGAAACCATAATGCCAGTATTTCCACGCGCACATTCAGATAGAGCTTTAACGACTAAGCAGCCCAGAGCTTTAGATCAGAAAGCTGATATAAGAACTGATGCGGCAGATCGTACTAAGGTAGCAACTGATGCTTTAAGCGATATGACCGCAGCTACACAGAAATGGCAGCAGCATATAGATAAGCTCCAAAAAGATACCGCTCTGTATAATTACAAGGTAGGCGCACAGGAGATATCTAACGAAGCTGTACTTAATCAGGATCTATCTAAGCGGGGTGAATACTTCAAACGGATAGAGAACTTGAAAAAAGAAGTAACTAAAGGCCTTCCGGCTGGCGTAGTAAATTCTATGACTCCTGAACTTGACTATTATTCTAATATGACAACTTTAGGCGTAGAGCATGAATTCAGGACAAAAGAGATTTATGCCGGGATAGCTATAGGAACGGCTGATATACAATTTCAAGTTAATAACCCTACTCCAGAAAGTGAAAAGCTTATAGCAAAGCGCGCTGAAAGAATGGTAAAAGAAGATCTTATCAATGAAAAAGAAGCATACAAGTTAATAGCAGATGCTACAGACGATGTGCGTTTTAACCGGTTCCTTATGGAATACCGGGAAGATCCAGTAGCCGCTGAGAAGAAATTTAATTCTAAAGAATATGCTATGACTATAACTACCAGGGAAAAGGCTTTCTCAAAGCTAAAAGAATTAAAGAGATTGTATAGGGAAGCTGAAAATGACAGATATCAGAACATGGGCCTGGACATAATGACCGGTACGCTTTCTGAAGATACTATAGATCAACAGATGGCAATGAACGAAAGAAACCCAAATGAAGGGATAACCCTGGCGCATGGCAAACAATTAAAGAAAGCATTATACCGAGATGTTAAGAGCAGGATAGGAGCAGAACAGTATAAGAAAACTAAGAAAGCTATAGACTTTGTATTTTCTGATTCTGAATATAACAAGATAAAGATGTATGAATCTGTACTGGCTGCTTATGCAGATGGTTTGGATGCAGATGATAGTAAGATGCTTAATGAAATCACGCGCTTAAAAAAAGATAAAGCATGGCGCGCGAAGAACGGTATAGGCCATAACTTGGTAGAAATGTTTTTTGATATGGCAGGCTGGTCACCTGATAAGGATCTTGAACGCCGGACAGAAGCTGTCCTTAATTATGGAAGGAAGATAGTTAGTGGCATGGATCCCGAACAAGCTGGGAAAGAAGTAGTCATTGATGAGTTAAAGAAGGAGCATCCGGCATTGGTAGTAAATGAGAATTTAGATGCAACATTTTCACCGACAAAAGGATTTAGGTCAGTAACTCCTAAGCCAGAAAAAGGTAAAAAATAATGCAAGTATTTTTAGAAGGCAAAAATAAAACTATAGAGATCCCTGATGGTACTTCTCCGCAGGAGATGGAAAAGATCGCAAAATCTTACTATACTCCGGATGAGCTGTATGGATCTACTTCCTTTGCCGAAAGGGAATCTTATAGGGCCAGGAAGGGCCGGTCTACCGTAGATGGCGGGAAAGCTATGTGGAAATTTATGAATGGTGAGCTTTCTAAGGAACAAGCATATAGCATATACGATGAATCTACAAAAGAATTTACAGAAGAAAATGATGAAAAGTATGCAGCCCGGTTTTTTGGTGAAAAGCTTATAGGAGCTACTACTGAGCTGGCTCCTTATATGTTAGACTCAGCTATGGAAGGCGCAAAGTATGGTGAAACTTTTGGAGCTGCCGCAGCTACTGCTGCATTGATAGGTGGTCAAGCTGGGCCACAGGCTGCGCTACCAGAAGAACTTATAACAGTACCTACGGCTTATTTTATGGGTAAAGCTGTAGGACAGGCATATGGATCCTGGATGAATGCTGCACAGGTAGAAGGCGGTATGGTATTTAAAGAGTTACTTGATAATGGTGTAGATCCGGAAATAGCTAAGAATTGGGCGATACCGGCCGGGTACTTAATAGGCGCAGTTGAGATGATGCAGATAAAAACCCTTATACCTGGTTTTGGAAAGATGGGAAGAAAAGGATTAACAGAGATCATAAAGTCAGCAGCAAAGAAGAAAAGCGGTAATCTATTTAAGCGTATGGGTGTATTTGCTTTAAGACTTGGGAAGAACATGGGCGCGTTTATGGCAACTGAGATCCCTGAAGAAGTTATACAGGAGAATATAAGTATAATAGCTGAGATGGGCGCTGCTATAAACGATGAAGAAGCGCAGCATGAAGGGTATTCAGGCCCAACGAATGAAGAAATAAAGAAAAGGAATATGGATACTCTTATTAATTCCTTAATGGCATTTCCGCTGTTAGGCTTACCGGGATCGGTACATACTACAATGCAATCATACGGCCGGGAAAGAGCCGTAAAGAGAGTTATAACAGATCGTGCAGCTAAGGCATTGGAGCAGGATCTGGGTAACCTTATATTGGAAGCTACACAGTACAAAACTTATGCAGAGTATATGGAAAGTCTGGATGAGAAGATAGATGATAAGTTTGCCAATAGTTTCGGATTTGATAATAGAGCTACTTTTACTGAAGCAATATGGAATGCTTCCAGGGATGCTATGGAAGAAGAAAAGACCATTAAGAAACTGGCCGCTGAAAAGGAAGCCGGATTGCCTTCAGAAGAATTTCAGAATGCTATAGACAGAGCTACCGAACTGGCTGAAAAGCTGGGCGTAAAAATAGATAATATAGAATATGTTGATGAAGAAATGATTTTGGATCCAAGTGATCCTATGGACATGCAGATATTATTTGAGCATGGATACACAGAACAGGGGGTAGAAGATGCTATCAAGAATGGTGAACGGTTTATCATCACAGGGGAATATAAAACTGAAGGTGAAACGAGTGAGCAAAGACGGACAAGTGTTAGATTCTTTCGTGGCGCAACCGACCAAGATGCCTACCACGAAATTGTCGTTCATGGACTCGAAGATCAAGGCGGACTCCCAGGGTGGTCAGGAACGCCAGAAGAACACGCCGCCTACCTTGAAGGGATAATAGCGCGGGGTGAAGAAGGCAAGATCATTGAGTTAACGGAAGATGGCCGGCGTATAGACCGGGATGTAAAGAGTATTCTGGGTACTGTACATCAATCAGTACGCCTGGCTAATGGCCCGGTAGTAGTAGAAGCCGGTGAAGGAACAGAGATTGTTGAGCCATCATCTTTGTTTGATAAATTACTTGACAGAGATCCAAATAGGGTGAACAAAGAGATCAATGTAAAGAAAACGCCAGGGGATGTAGTAGATCTTGGCGCTGTATATTCTATGGAAGGCGTAGAAGGCTGGACACAGGACAAGGATGGAAAGGGCCGGAACAAAGAAGGAAAGACATATTTAGCCTGGTATGCAGATGAGATGTCTAAGCGTATGCGCGAAGGTAATGTAGAAGTTACTCTGGATGAGAACGGAGATTACTATTTTACTTCTCCAGGCCTTCCGGCATATAAATATCGTGGAGCATTGTTAGTAGACAACATAAAGGTAAAGGCGTATTTGCTTGACATGCCGGCTGTATATACCTGTAAGAACTGCGCTTCATGCGCTCCTACATGTTATGCTGTAGGCGCTCAGGTACAATGGCCTGGAACTAAGCTGGGAAGGTTTGCTAATCTCTATATGTTTATGAATCATAGGGAAACATTTAAAAATAAGATTAATTCCGAACTTGCTGGGAATAAGCGACCTATAGTCAGGATCCATACATCCGGCGATATATTTAGCCAGAAGTACCTTAACTTTCTGAATGAGATTATAAGGGATAATCCCAATAAAACATTTTATACATATACTAAGATAGGCGATCTGGATTATTCTGGTATAGATCAAAACGAAAACTTTAATCGCGTAAACTCTGTATTACCTACAGGCGAAAAGAACTATGGCGATATAGATTATGTAACTAAAAAATCTAAAGAGCTGGGGATAAAGATCTGTCCGGCATCAGTAGCAAAGAAAGGTACTAAAGTATTTTGTACCAGCGATAGCTATAAAGGTAAAGGCATAAAGTGTAGTATGTGTACCAGGGAAACATCTATGCTATTTAAACAGCATGGATCTGCGCAGAAAGGCGGCGCTGAAGCCATGCAGCAGGATATCCGGGATACCAACTTCATGGAGAAGATCCAGCATTCAGTAAGAAAAGTAAGTACCGATATGTATACAAAACAGGCCAAGAAAATTATCCGGGAAACTACCGGACAGACTAAGACCGAAGATATAAAGAAAGACTACATGAACCTGAAGCGCTTATTTCAGAGAATAGAACAGGAAACAAAGCGCGTTCAGAAGGAAGCTACAAAGCAAAAAAAGGAAGATCTTAAATGGAAGGAAGCTGGCCAGAAGTTAGCTGACGATATTCATTATGGCAAGAAGCTTGAAAAGGCCAGACAGAAAAATAAGGCCGATAAGGAAAGGCTTCAGAAACAAGCTAAAGATAGAGAGAAGCGCCTGGAAGCGTTCCGGGAAAAGCTCCGGGCTTATGCATACGAGAATCTAAAAGGCGAAGATCGCGGTAAGATGATAACTGCTATCGCCAGGGTAAAGACAGAAGCACAGTTAGATAAGGCTATGAAAAAAGTAGAAGAAATAGCCGAGATGAGCGCTAAAAGACAGATGATAAAAAGGATCAAACAGCAAGTTAAAAGGATGAAAGCATCAAAGTCAATAGCTGTAGATTATGTCCAGAAGATGCAGGATATGATGAGTGAATATAACGAAACTAAGCCTACAGCAAAAACTCTTGCAAGACTCCAGGCTACGAAGGATTTTATAGCGCGCGAGATGGCAGATGGTAGAACTACTGACATACCTATGAAGGTTATCAACGCTCTTGACATACTTAACCGTAAGCCATTAAAGGACTTGCAATTAGCAGATTTAATAGACATTAATGAGAAGCTCCGGGTAATAGCTGATTTGGGTAAGACAAAATTAAGATCGCGTAAAGCAGCTACAGAGCTATTAAAGCAGAGAGATCTCCTGGCGCTTCAGAAAGATTCTAAGTCTATAACAGCTAAGAAAGTCAAGCAGGACAATGCTATATCTGGAAGGCTTAGCGGGGTAGAGAAGCTGGCTAATGGATTAAAAAAGGCAATGAATGTAGCGCAGATGAAAGATCTTATGCTTCATCCTATGGATGCTATCTTTGATCTTTTAGATGGCGGCAAGGAATATACCGGCGCAAATTACAGGATATTTAAAAGAAGGGTAGACCAGGCCTTTACAGCGTATCTTACTATGAAGTTTGATATACAGAATCGCATAGACAAGAAGGCCCAGGATCTGGGCTTAGATGTAGATAGCATGGAAAAGATAGGAGTGTATGCGGCCAAGATGCAGGAAGGTGGTAACGAAAAACTATTAACATTTTTTACCCAGAAAGAGATAGACAGCGTAGTGCTTACAGATAAAGAAATGGAATTTTACAATGCTATGCGCAAAGAGCTTGATGATCTCCGGCCCAAGATAGAACAAGTTATGCGCGAAGTATATAATAAACCGCTGGGTAATGTAGCTAATTATTTTCCGTTCCTTACAGATTTTGATGCTATGAGCGATGCGGAAGTCCGGGATAGATTTGGCGGTGATACCATAACTCTGGATCAGACCTTTCTTAAAAAGAATGTAGAAATGGGCTTCACTATGGCCAGGGTAGGCGGGAAAAATAAGATAAAGATAAACGCTGCTGAAGTATTCGGCCAGCACATAGATAATGCTATATACCTTATCACAGTAGGCCGGGAAACTAAATATCTGGGAGAGATTGCTAAGACAGAAGAATATGCTGCCGCCGTAGGAGATGTAGGCCAGGAAGTAGTCCGGGAATGGGTAGATCTCTTAGCGCGTAAAGGTGTAAGCCAGGGTAATAGATTGGCGGCTGTAGACATGGCCAGGAAATATACCGGCCTTGTAGCTCTTGGTTTTAAGTTAGGATCTACTTTGGTACAGATAACAGCTCTTATGGATGGAGCTGCATTAATAGGTACTCATGCATTTGATGGGTTTAGTAAGATAATAAAGTCATCTGCATGGAGATCTTTTGTGCTTGATAATATGCCGGAAGTCCGGGAGAGAATAGGTGACGATATAGCCTTCCAGGATTTTGGGAAAGATGCTTTTGCCAGGAAGCTGGGTGACATGGCCTATATGCCATTAAAGACTCTTGATAGATTTGCGGCTACAGGAGTGGCTGCCGGAGCATACATAAAGTGGTGTAAAGATAATGATGTCGCTGTAGACCTTGAAAACCCTAATATAGAAGGATTAGAGTATGCAGAGAAAATGACCAGGCGGACTCAATCTTCTTCACAGTTTAAGGATCTGCCGATGGCGATAACTAAAGGTAAGCTTACCGGGAATGTATCAGTAGATAAGGCCATCTTACAGTTTCAATCTTTTATGCTTAATAGATGGTCAATAGTCCGGCATGATCTTTGGAGAGCTGGGATAAGGGGTAAGAATAAGAAACAAGCTATAAATATAGCCATGTGGCTAATAGCTGCTAACTATATGGAGATGGGGATTCGCAGATTTAGCAAAGAACTTATAGCTGGCATGTTTGGTCAAGAGCTTCCAGAAGATGATGAAGATAGGGCTTTTTATAAGACCGTAGGTCAAGTGCTTTCTAATGTACCATTTGCGGGATCTCTTTTCTACTCTACTATATACGGAGATTTCCCTGTACCTTCTGTAAGCATGACAACAAAGATCCTTAAAAAGTTTGGCGCAGCTATAAAGGCTGATGAAGATAAGGGATTAAAATGGTTTAAAGCATTACTATCTGCAACTCCGGGCGGACAACAGATAGAGCCTAATATTAAAGGAGAGTAACGATGACAGTTGAAACTACCGCACGAAAAATGACAGCTACTATGACCGCGAATGTAGTCAATTATGCTTTTACATTCAGGGCGCTGGTATCGGCTCCTGGGGATATTAAGGCTATACGGAAGAACTCTACCACGAATGTAGAAGAAAATATGACACGCGTAACAGAGATCCCGGCAGCTTCTTCAGCTTCTGATGTA